AGAACCAGGACCTTGAACAACATCAGATAAAAACGAACCAACACCTGAAATTATCCCTCCACCTATTTCACCAACTATACTGGCTGCTTGTGAGGCTAAATTGGATTTAAAACTAATTATATCTTTTAAAAATTTAGGAGTTTTTATCGGAGCTCCAAATCCACTTTTAATTTTGTCTACATTGACGAAATCATTTACACTAAATGTAGCGCCACCTGGCAATACACTTTGTACAATATTATCAACAGCACTTATTCTACTTATGCCACCACCCTCAAAACTTAATGGTGATTGAAATCCTATTGTTAATAAAGGATCACCTTGAACAGCGTCTTGAAAAGTATTACTCGGAAAATCTCTTAATTGTAAATCTCTTGGAGGTGATGATGGTGGTCTACCTGATGGTGATTTATCTCCACCATTCGGACCAGCTACTTGAAAAATTATACCTCTTGTGTCGTCAGGATTTTGTTGTGACAATGCACCTAAACTAAAATTTGTAGTATTTTCAAAAACCGTATCTTCATATCTTGGTGCTTTAGTGTCATTTACCGTAACAGTCCCACCCTCAACTTTTATTTCTCCAATTAAATTCTGAATAGTATCTATACCAAATGTTTTATTCACTACCGAATTAAATATTTGATAACCAGCTTGAGCAGTTCCAACAGCGTCTGTAAATCTTTCTAACAACCCATCTCCTAAAATAACCCCACCAGCTATTTGTCCTAATGGACTTCTAATGGTTTCGGATACAAAACCCAATCCTTGTCTAAACCTATTATCAATAGGTGTTGATGTGTTTTCAAATGGACTTTTAAATTCACCAAATCCAAGTCTATTGGATGTTAAATTTTCTGTATTGATTTCAATTCTTCTTGTTTCAAAATTACTCGTCACATTAATTAAATTTGAATCTCCAAGAAAACCATCACCAACAGCGTAACCCGGATTGTTAAAGTTTAACGTGAATCCATCAATTGGTTTACTCAGTGGTGGGAAATAAGAATTAGAGGGTCCAAAAAAGTTAACGGCTTCAACTTCAGGTCGTGGATAAATGGATGTATCGGTATACCTATCTCTTATTTGAGAATTATTATTTCCAGCTCCTTCTGCAAATATACTTTTTAAATTTTCTAAAGCCACTTTATTTCTCCGTTATGTATTGGCTGGTGTTGAAACAATCTCTAATTGATTATTTGTAATTCTTGTTTGTAATTTTTGTTCTTTTATAGCACTAACAACGGATTCATTCGCTCTCTCCATCATAGTACCCATCTGAGTAAAAAATGTATCAAGTGGTAATATGGCTTCAGGTCCTGCCTCACCAATTTGAGCCAATGTAGCACCAGTTGTCACACCACCATTTGCTAGTGCTGGTATGGCTGTTGTTGTACCACCACCACCAATTATGGCATTAATTGGAGACAATAGAATTTCTAACGCTTTACCAATTCCAACTAAAACTTGTAAAACAATATTCAATATAGGACCTAATGAATTTGTTAATGTAGCACCGAGTGATTTTAATGAACCGGTTAATTGTGTTAATGTTGATATACCTTTTTCACCAACTAATTCTTCAAATCCTGGTTGTCCAGCCAATTGTTGAGCTAATGATACTGCTTCTTTTTCTTGAGATACTATTTTTGCTAATTGTTCAACTGATAAACCAGCAGCTTTAGCTAATGACTCTCTTTGTAAAACATTTAATTTATTAAATTCAGCCTCTGTTCCTAATTGTTTTATCAAAGCTTGTTGAGCTTCATCTATTTTATTAGCTAAAGTTAATCTTCTAACTTCTTGTAAATTAATATTTCTACCCAATAATACCGAAGCTTCTCTTTCATTAGCCAATGAACTTTCAATGTCTAATGTTTGTCTTAATGCACCTGCTACATCATTTAATGACACTCCAAGACTTTTTGCTCTAATGGCTGCTTTTGCTAAATTCTCTACAGTCCCATCTGTAAAATTAGCTATAGATTCACTTGAACCAGCTAAATCTCTCAACACAGCTTGAGGAGCTACATCATTGGCTTTAGCCAATAAAGCAACTTGTTTAACAAAAGTTTGTGCCGTATCAGCTGATAATCCACCTATTGTGGATAAAGAACCAATTAATTTAGCTCCCTCATCTGTACTTAAACCTAAAGCAACAGATGTATCTACGATACTCGCTGTTAAACCAATGGATTCACTTAATCCAAATCCAAACTCATCCGTTAAAGCTTTTGACACAGCTAAAACATCTTCAATACCTTTACCAAGTTTATTCACTTCAATTTGTGAAGCCAATATACTACCTGTTAATTCATTACTTTGTAATCCAATAGCACCAAACTCATCACCAATGGCTTGTAAATTAGCATTAAATCTTAAAAGAATAGCAGCCGCGGCTGTCGCAGCTCCACCAAGTCCCAACATACTTTTTACATTTCCACCAAGAAGATCACCTATCCCACCAGCTTCATTACCCAATAATCCTTTTATATTATCAAATATACCTGCAGTCTTGTCTCCACTAGCGTTGACATCATCCTCTTCTTTTTTTGTTTTCTTAATTTCATCTGTGATTTGTTTAGCTTTGTCAAGAACATCTGAAAATGTCGTTGAAAGGTTTTCTAATGGTTTTTCTAAATCCTGCATAGCAGATCCAATATCCTTAACACCTTGTTCGGCTTTATTTAAGTCAATTGGTCTACCTTGTGCATCATATAATTTTGCCATTTAGAATATCTCCATTAATGATAATATACATTTCATCATATATAAATATCAAAAATGATTAAAATTATCTTCTAAATCTTGAAACAGGTTTGGATTTTGACACGTTGGCTTGTTTGATATTATTAGACATTTTTTCTCTTGATTTTTCTATTTCTTTGATTTCTTTCTTTTTAGTTTCAGATAGTTTTTTGAAATAAAATCTTCTCAAATAAGTAGGCATAGAATAAACATCATCATGTGTGAATCCAGCACCATAATATACTAATTCAAATATTTCTCTATGGATTTCTGCTCTATGTTGTGGTTGTAGGCCAAAAAAACTCGACAGTTACAGGTATGGCTACCTTTACTGTCTTA